TGAGCTGCGCGAAATTGAAGGTGCATACAGAGCTGGCGGGAAGACAAAGCCTGAGGGCGTTCTTCCAGTAGTTCTCGGCAGACCTTTAGCTTCTATCATAGTCCAGTCAGACGAACTAGCGATGTCTATCTTCGACGAGGCCTGTGATTCATTGCAATCAATGGGCATTCTTTGCGTTGAAGACTCGTTTCTTCTTAACGCCTATGCTCTGAACTACAGAGAGCTGGTCCTGTGCTATCAGGCCATGCATAAAGAAGGCATAGAGGCGGAGACACAGAGGGGCGGCGGAAAGTCGTCTGTCTATACAAGCAATTCACATAAATTTCTGGCCTCACATCTTAGGATGATGAGCGAGCTAGGCCTGACGCCATCAGCTAGGGCAAGAATGGCGTCGCCAGAGAGAAAAGAAGATTCAAACAATCCAGTGGACAATCTACTGAAGAAGTTAGGCGGCAATTGAGCGAATGGCAGAACCCAATCGAAAGCATGCGAGACTACATCGGTGACATCACCGAGGGTAGGATTTTGTCATGCAAGACGGTAATGGGTGCAATCCAGAGACACATAAATGATCTGGACCGCCAACGAACCAAAGACTTCCCGTTCTACTTCGACGAAGAGCATGCTCTTAATGTCCTAGAGTTCTTCCCGACCTTCATGCGGCACTCTATTGGTCGCGACGTAGGTAAGCCATTCACTCTGTTGCCTTGGCAATGCTTCGCCATTGGGAATATCTTTGGCTGGAAGCACATGGACACAGATGTCAGGAAGTACAACAAGGCCTTTATTTCTGTCGCACGCAAGTCTGGCAAGAGCACATTGGCAGCGGCGATAGCCCACTTTATGGCTGGGTTTGACAAGAACCCGGAAACCGGAGGGTTTGAGAATGTTGCTCAGGTTGTCCTTGCTGCAACCAAGAAGGAACAGGCGGCTAGGGTTATTTTTGCAGAGGCCTGTCGCATGCGTGGCCAGTCTGACATCCTTAAGGATATGTCGACGCTGAAGAATCACCAAATAACATACACACACAACAGCGGTCACATTTTCTGTACGGGCTCCGACAAGCCAGCTGATGGTTTGAACCCACACATGGTTGCAATCGACGAGCTCCACGCCTTCAGGTCTGAGGGCGGACAGAAAGAGTTCTTGGACACAATGATGACCGGATCCGGTGCACGAGTTCAGCCACTGACCTTGTTCATTACAACAGCTGGGTCTACCGCAAGCCATGTCTGGATAGAACAGTTTAAATACGCATCCGGGATCGCAAACGGCGAATTCTCCGATGAGTCGTATTTCTCGTTGAACTACGAGATGGACGCAGAAGACGACGTCTTCGACGAGGCGAACTTTATTAAGGCCAACCCGTGTTTGGGCGTTACGTGCCAAGTGGAGTACCTTAAAGAGCAGATGCTGCCAGCTATCACAGACAAGATAGTAGAAAACAGGTGGAGACGATATCACTGTAACCAGATGGTCACAAACGTCGACGCAGCGTTCAACCTAGATGAGTGGGATGCCTGTGCCGGTGAGCTCAGTGACTGGAGTGAGGCCGATGCAGTTGGTGCTGGCCTTGACGCTGGATCCAGAGATGACTTGGCTTCGTTTAGTCTGGTGGCAAGGTTTGACACTGGAGAGAACACAGAAGTCGAGGAGGGTGAAGCATCGTCACCGATATATAGGTATGAGGCCAGAACATGGCAGTACCTAGCGACTGACACAGTCAGGGACACAACAATAAGACCATTCGTTGACTTCATTGATGAAGGCCTGATCAGGACATCCAAGTTCCCCATGAGTGAGCTCGAGAAGGATCTGGTCAACAAATGTTATGAGTGCCAAGAGGTTGCTTTTGACCCATATAACGCACAGTCGACCGGCGAGAGAGTAGAGACTGAAGGCCTTTTGCCTGTGTCAATGGCACAGAGCACGAGACACTTCAGTGAGCCTATTTCTATACTAAAAGAGTGTATCAAGGATGGCAGGTTCACCCATGACGGGAACAAATGTCTGAGGTGGATGGTTAGCAATGCTGTGCTGATCGATGACAGGCAAGAGCGAGTCATGTACTCAAAGAAAGATTCAGCAGAGAAGATCGACGGAGTTGTGGCGATGACCATGGCCCTGTCAAGGGCTGTTCATGCCCAACCTAGGACCAGTGGTTACTTTATTACCTAAGAGAGAGAAAATGTTTAAGTCAAATATCGGGACCATGTTTGCTGCCGCAACATCTACCCTAAAGAATCCAGCGGCATGGCTAACCGAGGCTTTCGGCGGTGGTGGAAAGTCCAGCAGCGGAATCAATATTAATATCAAGACTGTCCTTGGTATCCCTGAGGTCTACGCTGCTGTGACAAAGATATCTGGACATATCGCCCAGATGCCAATGACGTGCAACGAGACACGTGGCGAAGACGTTGTGCCATTCACAGCTGACGCCGGTGCAAGGGCAATGGCTCGCCCACATGACTTTATCACCCGCTTCTCCCTGATGGAGAAGCTTATGATCGACGCACTGATCTACGGCAACGCACGAGCATACATCGAGCGTAACAACCAAGGTCAGCCAATCGGTCTCATCCCAATGCAAGCAGAAGACTGCACAACTGTCATCTCTGATGGCGAGCGTTGGCACATGGTGACAATCAACGAAGCTACCCTTGTGAACGCTAACCTAAACTCAGACGGCGGAACATACAGGATCCCCGACAGAGATGTGTTCTACATCCAAGGCATCAGCCGCAACGGTTTGTGGGGCGAGTCAATGCTCGACCTCCTTCGTGACCAGTTTGGCCTTGCCATTGCCGGCAGCGAAGCTACCGGAAGCATGTTCAGAAACGCTGGACGTCCGGGCATGATTCTTGAGTCTCCTCGTGGTGCGTTCCGCACCGCCAAGGAAGCACAAGAGTTCCTTGACCAGTTCAACTCAGCTCATGAGGGAATTGACAAGGCTGGAAAGACCGGCATGTTACGCGAGGGCATGACAGCCAAGATGATGCCAGCTGATAACAACTCTTCTAACTACGGTCCCCAGCGACAGTTTGGCAGAGAGTCAATGGCGATTGCGTTCTTGCAGGAGACCGTGCTCGGCGACAACACTGGTGCGTCATACAAGAGCGTTACAGAGAGACACTCGGCATACGTCCAGAATTGTCTGTCGCGTTGGATCGACAAGATCCAAACTGAGGCCAACATGAAGTTGCTATCCCAGAGACAGAAGAACAGCTGGAGCTTTGAGTATAAGCTTGACGCCAACGTGATCAACGCTAACAACTACGAGCACTTGGCAAACTACACGTCGAACCTTCGTACTCAGGGCATTATGTCCGCTAATGAGGCGCGTAGGATCCATGGGCTGAACCCAGTTCCTGAGCTCGAGGGCAACTACAGCCTGCAAGACAATGGACCAGAAAAAGAGGAGCCAACCTCGGTAGGCGTTGAAGCCCCTGACACTACAGAACCAACAACCAACGACGGAGACAACTGAATATGATATTTTCAACAGACGTAGATAAAGGCGAGATGACTATTCGTGGCGGAATCGGAGATTTCGAGAATCACATCTCGGCTGACGACTTCCAGCTAGCGCTCGCTGAGCACGCTGGTGCTGACGTGACTATCCATCTGGATTCACCCGGCGGAAGCGTTACAGACGGGCTGAGCATATATAATGCCATCAGCACGTACAGTGGCAAGGTAACTATCAACATCGACAGCCTTGCAGCCAGTATTGCATCGGTGATCGCAGTTGCAGCCGACTATGTGAAGATCAACAGCACTGGCCGCGTAATGATCCACAATTCGTGGACCGCAGCCGCCGGAAACGCCAATGACTTCCTTCAGGTTGCTGAAGTAATGAAGGCAATGGACCAGTCAATTGCTGAGACATATGCAGCAAAGACAGAGATCCCTACCGCCGTGTGGCAAGAGATGATGGACGCTGAGACTTGGTTCTCGGCTTCTGAGGCGCTTGCTGTGGGCATCGTTGATGAGGTGGTTGATGTTAGGGCTCCAAAGGCGAAAACCGCCTTAGAAGTCAAGGCAGAGACCCCAAAGACAGAAGCAATTGGCATGTTCTGGCAGGCTAAAGTAGAGGCAGTTGCTCGACGCATTAGGCTCAAAACCAGTGCAAAGTAGGAATTGCTTGACAAGTAAGGGCAAATAGTGTAAGCTATTGC